CGACCATGGCCGCCGCTCAGCCGATGGTCTCGACCATGGCCGCAGATCAAGGTCGGTGCGACGCTATGATCAAGGATCAAGACGCGGTAGCTATTCTGGCCGAGAGGGATGGCCTGGGCCCTCCAACTCCCCAAAAAATGTCACAACTATTTTGAAACTTTCACTATACGGGCACACAACCACAACTAATGTCAACAGCAACCATGCTAATATGTAACAACATGTAGAAGGAGCCCACCATGAGAGCCAGGATCTACAAGGAAGATAGGGAGGCGATAGAGGAAATGTCGAAGCTGACTGGCAAATCCATGTCAGCATTCGCACGCGAGGCCATCTCTAAACTATTGACCGGCGCTGAGGATCATGAGCAGCCACCGAAGCCAATCATCCTCAACGCCACCTTCGTGATACCACACGAGATGGAGGAAGGAGTAAAGGCCCTGGCCAAAGACATAGGCGTGCCACTAGACGTGGTGGTCAGGGAGGCCATACACAGAACTATGCAAGAGTTGATGGCTGACAGGCAAGAAGCCTTACACGGCCGCCAAGAAGCTCTGCTTGACAGTAAAGAACGGTAACATAGTGCTAATATATCAAATACAATCAAACAGTAGGGAGGGTGAGATGTTGGGGTTAGTGAAGGGGTTGGTAGAGTCATGGGACTCAATGGTAACGGAGGTATGTAGAGCCTTCACCGCAACACTGGAACGCAGAGAGTCTCTGATGACCAGGCAAGAGCGCTTGATGACTAGGCAAGAGCACCTGCAAACGCGCAGAGAGGCAGCCTGGGCTGTGCATCATGGCCACGATGAGGAGGTCAACAACGAACCACCAACGCAGAAACATTAATACTGCACACACCTGAGGGTATTGACAACTTTCAGGCAACAGCACTACACTCTGTCGAAATTGAACCCGACAGAGGTCACGACCATGAAGCACCCGCCTGAAGCAGACCTGACCAGCGTGAGGACGCTGGTTACGTCAGTGACTGCACTCGCACGTCACCTCAAACGCACGAACAGTGCCATCTACCGGTGGATCAAGGTGAACCGCATCCCGGGCCACTCCATCATCAAGGTAGCAAACTTCTATGACGTCGAGATACGCGACCTGCTCCCGCTCACAGGCAGCGACAAGTCAAACGCCAACACCCTGAACCTGAAGCCACGCGAGGTATTGCACAGCCTGGTTGAAGTGTTCAAAGGCGAGAAGACGATCGGACAAGTGGCAGAGGAAACTGGGCAGTCGGAGATCAGCCTGAAGCTGATCCTGATCCATTGGGGGGACGAACTCCCCACCCTATACACGACGCTAGAGCAACTCGACCAAAAGCGGATCACGCTCGAGGATGCAATGGCACGCTTGAAGGTGACGAAGTACACCTTGCATGGGATACGCAGAAAGTACGGCTACGCCCCGGGCAAACTGCCGCGCACGCGCCCACTGCCGACCATCGACAGGCGCCGAGCCTTGAATAGAGAGGTAGCACTGGCCTGCATCAAAGGTAGAACCACGGTCAAGGAGGCGGCCGAGGCGCACGGGATGTCAGAACGCACACTGTTTCGGACCATCGAGAGCCTGTCGCCGGTCAAAATGAACATGCTGTCTGGCTGGCCACAGAGTTTTCGCCTTGCTTTGGCCGCAGAAATTGAAGGAAACCTGCCACATTACAGCCAAAAGTGGTTGGAATTCGCTGCAGCAAGCCGATTTTACATGAAAAACCCACCAAACTACCCAGAAACCCCAAAAACGTGGCGCGACCAGCCATTGAGGCGCCTGCTGATCGCAAACCTGACCGGTGAGGCATCCTTGGGCCAGCTCGCTGAAGGTAAGGGGGCAGACCCCAAGATTCTACGCACACTGTTCACCGGTGACCTGCGAATCGTGGGCCTAACCTACGACCAGGTCATGAAACTGCCGTTGGCCCATCAAACGGCGCGGGCCGAGCTATTGATGGCGTCCATGGACCGTCAAAGGAAGCTGAAATGAACAAGCCAGTGTACGTGTTTGGGTCTTCCAACGTTTGGGCGCAAGAGTACGTGCGCCGGAAATCCCCAAGAGAGCATGGGGTCGATCCATGGAGGGTACTCTACTCAGCCCAAGGCTTGAGAGGGTTCAGGAACGGGGAGATACACCTGCTGAGCGACTACAAGCTGAACCCTGAATGGGTGGGGAGCACTTGGTTCTGCTCTGTTGGCCATGAGATCCGCGTTCTGGGGATGTTCGACTTGGGCGTGACCGTCATAGAAGTGCCAGATGAGGATTGGCTATGATCAATGAAGAGCGCATGGCAGCCGCCAAGACGATGCTGCGGGGGAAGCTCTACCCCGCCCAGAGTCTCAATGGCCTACCGGAATCCGAGTTGAGGTCGCTCAGGGACACAGCCAACGACATGCTCCCACCAGACACACTGAAGGAACTCGACCTGGAGGCAGAGCTCGTCGGTCAGTTCCGCAAGACCAAGGCCCTGTACGGGGAAATCTGCAGTGACCCTGAGGTGGCACCCAACCAGAAGGCGCAAGTGGCCAACTCGTTGGTGGCGACACTGGGCCAACTGGTGAAGATGCAGCAAGACCTGCGCCGCGAAGCTCAGTTGAAGATCATGGAGACGGTGTTCATCGAGACCATCAGGACGATGCCTGAAGCATTCAAGGAGGAATTCTTCAAGGAATACGAGGAACGGGCGAAGAAGGCGGGTCTCGCCTAAGTAGCAAGCTGCACCCATAAAAAAACAAGAACAAGGGCAGCAAATGAGCAAAAGCGAACTATGGTCGAGCCATCTGGCTCGGCTCAAGGCGGGCGCGTCCCAGGCCACGGCGATCGAAGAGATCTCGCGCTGGATCAGCGAGAACACCTACATCAAGGGCAAGCCCTACAGCTACGTCGGCCGCGAGTACCAGAAGCGGATTCTGGACAGCAGGGCCAAAGAGATGGTGATCAGGAAGTGCTCCCAGATCGGAATCAGCGAGGTGGCTGTGCGCCGCGCCCTGGGCCTGTGCGGGATGCTGTCGAGCTTCACGACGATCTACACACTACCGACGGCGACCCTGGCCAAGATCCTGATGCAGACCCGGGTCGCGCCTGTGATCCGGGAGTCGCCGTACCTGAAGAACATGCTGGCTGAGACGGACAGCGTCGAGGTCAAAGAGTTCTCTAACGGAAGCTACCTGTACATGAAAGGGGCGGCGTCGTCCAACGCCCCCATCTCGATACCAGCAGACAACCTTGTTCATGATGAGTTGGATTTCAGCGACCTCAACGTAATCAACCAGTATCACTCGAGGCTCACCAACTCTGAGTACCAGATGCGGACGAAGCTGTCGACACCCACCCTGCCTGGCCGCGGAGTCGATGCTGAGTTCTCGAGCTCGAAGAGGCACTTCAACTTCGTGAAGTGCGACCACTGCAATCACTACTTCGTGCCAGACTACTACCAGCACGTGAAAATCCCGGGATACACCGGGGAAATGATTGAGGTCACCAAGAAGAACCTGCATGGGCTGCGCTGGAAGGAGGCGCATGTGGGGTGCCCGAAGTGCGGCAATACCCCAAGCCTGGAGCATGCACATCGGGAGTGGGTGTGCGAGAACCCCGACGAGAACCACGAGGCGGAAGGTGTCCAGGTCTCGCCATTCGATGTGCCCAGGCACATCAGCCCTGCGTACCTGGTGAAGTCATCGACGACGTACTCGAACATTGGCGACTTCGTGAACTTCAACCTGGGGCTTCCCTTCTTCTCACAGGAGTCCGTGCTCTCACCGGACGAGATCAGGGGCATCACGATCGACAGTCGCCTGATAGGCGCCTTCTCCCACGTCATGGGGGTCGACCTTGGAAAGACCTGCCATATCGTGGTGATGGCATGCTTCGTTGATGGAGCGGCCCAGGTCGTGGAGATCGTCGACGTGCCGCTGGCGCGCCTGCGGGAGGTCTACGTCGAGTTGCGGATCAAGTACAGGGTCAGGGTGTCGGTCATCGACTCGCTGCCCTACACGGACACGGTCCTGGCCCTGCAGGCGATCGACATGAACCTCTGGGCCTCGGTCTACATGCAGACCAGGGGCACGCAGTTGTTCTCGCTGAAGAAGCAGGAAGAAGACGGTGAGTCTGGGAGCCAGTTGATCAGGCAGGTCAACGTGGTGAGGGACAGGGTTTTCGATGCCCTGATGTCGTACATTCGCTCGGGCCAGTTTTCGAAGTTGGCGTGCCTGCGGGACACAGAGTTCGTGGAGCACTGCACAGACATGCGCCGAGTCAAGGACTGGAACCTGAAGTCTCAGACCGTCGAGTTCAGGTGGTTGAAGTCAGAGGCAGGCAATGATCACTTCTGGTTCGCCCTGTCGTATGCGTTCGTCGCCAAGCACATCATCGGGACATTCTCCGGTGCAGGTGGGGGTGCGCTGCCGCTGGTTAGCAGCTTCCAGAAGGCACCTACGCGGACGTGACCTAGCCAGTTTATGGGGCAGTGTGCAGTGTAAAGCGCAGACCATCAAGGTGTAAGCAGTGTATGCTTCAATAGTCATAAGCTATTGTGTGAGTTGTGACGATAGCGTATCATGCGGGTAATCATAGGGAACCTGCATGTTTGACAGCCTCAGCAGCGTGAGTGACTTTCTGGCACTGGACGCAGCAGTACAGTTGCCCCCGGTCGCGCCACCAAAGGTGAAACCGGGGTCAGCGACGTTCCCGAGCTACCTCACGACGACTAAGCCGACGGCCGACTTCCTGCCGCAGAACGATCGCCGACTGGCCAGCACAGACACGACGACGCTGCGCAACGGCGCGAATACGTGGGCTATCATCCGTGACTTCGTTGCGAGCTCGCCGGATCTGTCAGCGTCGGTGTGGTCCTACATCCGCCTGGGTGTTCCACAGGAATACACCGCGGTCGCGGTCAACCCTGACGGTACGTTCAACCGCGAGGCCACACAGCTGGCCCAGCAAATCCTGACACGCTTCAACCTGCTCCCGGACTACCTCACAGACGGCTTCACGGGCCCGCAATCGGTGAGGGCGACGTCGGAGTCGCTGGCCAAGGAGTTGATCCAGTACGGGTCATGCTGCGGAGAGGTGGTCCTGGGCAAGGACCGGCTGCCGAAGCGCATCCAGCCGATCAGCACGACCCAGATCAAGTTCATCGCGGCAGCCGACAAGACCTTGATACCCTATCAGGTGATCGGGTCAGAGAAGATTGCGCTGGACTCGCCGACGTTCATCTACGTGTCGCTCGACCAGAGCCTGCTCGAACCCTACTCGAGCAGCCCGATCGAGAGCGCGATCAAGCCTGTGATCTACAGCGAGCAGTTCTCAAATGACATCACCCGCATCGTGGGCAAGGTCATCCACCCTCGCCAGAAGGTGCGGGTTGACGAAGAGACGCTGCGCAAGCACCTGAGCCAGGAAGCGCAGGGCGACCGTGACGTCGCGGTCAAGGAAATGAACGCAATCATTTCCGAGATCGAGAGCAAGGTCAACTCGCTGCGGCCGGAAGACGTCCTGGTCTACCTGTCGAGCCTGGAGTTCGAGGTTGAGACCCCGGGCAACGGCAGCCTGGCCAACGAATACACTGTGCTCCAAGAGATGAGCAATGCGCGCCTGAGCACGGGCTCGAAGACGAACGGCACAGTCCTTGGCTACGCCAGTGGTAGTTCGAACATCGCGTCGAGCGAGATCATGCTGTTCATGAAGAGTGCTACCGGAGCGATCAAGGCGCCGATCGAGGAGTTCTGGTCGCGGTCCTTGACCTTGTCTGTGCGCCTGTTTGGTCAGGACGTCACGGTCAAGTTCACCTTTGCCAGCATCGACCTGAGGCCAGATGCAGAGCTTGCTGCTTTCCAGCAGACGAGGCAGATGATGCTCCTTGAGCGCTTGTCGCTGGGGATGATCACGGACGACGAGGCGAACCTGGCACTGACCGGCCGCTTGCCGCCGCCGGGGATGAAGCCGCTGAGCGGGACGATGTTCAAGCACGGCGCCGTGGCTGCCACCGCGGACGGGCCAGCCGCGCCATCGAATGACGGCAGCACGCTGAACCAGAAGCTGAAACCAACCACACCTGCGACCGGGCGCGGGCAAAACAAGAAGGCTGATATCTACGCCATCGAGGGTGCCGCATAGCATGTACAGGTTGAAAGTCTATACAGACGAGGAAGTAGAACTAATTGCCAATCAAGGCGGGATTGCTGTTGACCGGCTGCTGCTCCACGGCCTTAATAATATCGCCACTGTTCTAATTGCCCATGTCGACGCAGAAGAGCGGGTTATGGAAGCTCACGGAACAAAGACGGAGATAGCGGCCAGAGTTGCATGGGTAGACGCTCAGATTGACAAGGCTAGGGCCAAGACCAAGATGATGCAAAAGGTGACGGAGTCCGGTGTAATCTGGGCTGTCGTAGGAGCCCTTGGCATCGTTGCTTACGCGATCAAGGACGCGTTTATGACGTGGACCCACACCTTGGGAGTGGGGAAATGACACTCCCAGAGGCCTACCTGAAGCACATCCTCTCCTTCGAAGGGGGCTATAGCGACAACAAGGTTGATCGCGGCGGAAAAACAAACTTCGGCGTCACCCAGCGGACGTATGACCGCTGGTTGTCTGACCATAACAAGCCCATTCGACACGTCAAATACATCGAGATGCACGAGGTCTGGTCCATCTACGATGAGCTTTTCTGGAGAACAGCAAAGTGCAGCACGCTTCCGGTTCCGCTCGACATGGTCGTTTTCGACTCTGCCGTGCAGCACGGCCCGGGCAGGGCGGCGCGCTGGCTCCAGGGCATTGTCGGTACCGCACAGGACGGCGATATCGGGTTGAAGACGCTGGCTGCGCTTAATGACATCGTGACGACCTATAGCATCGGCTGGGTCGTGCAGGCGTACCTTGGTGTACGAGATGAGTTCTACGAGCAGATCATGAGGAATGACCCAAGCCAGGAGATGTTCAGGCGAGGGTGGGCGAACAGGATGAAGCGTCTTCGTACGCTGGTAAAGGAAACCAATGTCTGACTGGAAGTCTGTTGTCTCTACGGTCGCGCCATGGATCGGGACAGCCCTTGGTGGGCCGCTTGGCGGCATGGCTGTGACGGCCGTGGCCAACGCGCTCGGGCTATCTGACAAGACAGAAGAATCGATCAAGGCTGCGATTTCAGGCGCAACCCCAGAGAGCCTCCTGGCGCTGAAGCAGGCCGATCAGGCGTTCGCCGTGCAGATGCAGGAGCTTGGTCTCAAAAATCAGGAGACGCTGGCAGCACTGTCCGTCGACGACAGGAAAGACGCCAGGGCGATGCAAGTGGCGACGCGGAGCTGGGTGCCTGCTGCCCTGTCTCTGCTTGTAACTGTGGGTTTCTTCGGCATCCTCGGGGGCTTGCTATCTGGCAACCTTCAGGCCGATAACAACCCGGCTTTACTGATTCTGCTGGGAGCTTTGGCATCAGCATGGGGGGCTGTCATGAACTACCACTTCGGCAGTACAGCCGGAAGTCAAATGAAAACGGAGCTGATTGCACGCGCTCCTGCAGTCAAGTGAGCTAAGCGTGAAGAGAGACCTGATTTTCTACAGAGGCGAGACCTTTGAGCTGGACGTGAACCTGGAGTCCTGCAAGATTGTGTACGTGCCAATCACGGGGATCACTAAAGATGGTTCGCCCAAACTGACGGTGACTTCCCATGGTATGCCTGACGGCTGGAGATGCCTGGTTAGCGGAGTTGTTGGCATGTCCGATATCAACGCGCCTGCAAGGACTACTGCCAAGGACTACCACATAGCAACTTTCGTTGACACTAACACGATCGAGTTGAATGGGGTGAACGCGACGACTTTTACGGACTATGAGTCTGGTGGTGTACTGCAATACTTCCAGCCTGTATCGTTGGTTGACCACACAGCCGACATGAGCGTTACCGACGAACCGGGCGGTACCCAATTGATGGAGATTTCCACTTCAAGCAGTGGGATTGTGATTATTGGGCCCGGTCAGCTTCGGGTTACGGTACCTGCACAAGACACACTTGATGCAGCGTGGAGCGCGGGGCATTACAACTTTAAGGTCGTGAGCCCTGACGGGGTGCCTGTCAGCACTGGATTCTTTTCCGGTGCTGTTACGGTTGAGTGGAGATAAGCATGGCGTTCCCATCAGCATTGAATACGTTCTCTGATGCCCCAGCAGCACCGACCACAAGTAAGCTGGGTCTTACAACGCCGAGGCACTCTGAGTACCACCAAGAGATTACGGATGCGCTACGTGAGCACGAGGCGGCGATAGGGGTCACTGGCAGCACTGACACGGCATCTATCGAATACCGTCTGTCGAGCGTGATCGCTGCCGCGGGCGATGCCGCTGACGCCGCTGCCGCCGCAGCAATTGATGCCGCCGTTGCCGACGCGAAAGGCGCCGCGGCGGCGCTTGGGCTTTATGACCTGATTGCCGACCTCGGCACCGCTGCGTACCTAAACGCTGGGGCAGGGGTCGGCAATCTCGTTCAGCTCGCTGTAGCTGGCCAGCTTCCTGCGCTGGATGGGTCGCTGCTGACGGGACTGGCGCCCGGTGGCGTGACCGACTATGCGGACCTCACCGGCAAACCGACTCTCGGTACCGCAGCGGCCACGGCAGCGACGGATTACGCAGTCGCGGCAAAAGGCGTCACGAACGGCGACTCACACGATCACAACGGGGGCGACGGCGCGCAGATTGCCTACGGATCGCTCTCTGGAACGCCGACTCTTGGGACGGCCGCCGCTGCGGCGACTGGTGATTTTGAGCCTTCCGGCGCCATCTCGACGCACAACGCTGTCACCACTGCGCACGGCATATCGGCGTTCGGT